GTCGAAGAAGTCATCCTCACCAAGGAGTTGGATGACGTTGAGAGACTCGCGGCCCACGGTTATGGTGACCGCTGTTACTTGGGTTTTACCGTCTTTATCCAAGCCATAGTGGACTTGCACTGGAAGTGCCAGCGTTAAGTCAGCTATGCTTGTTTGCTCAGGCAGTTGGGTTTGCATTGCTCTATCCTTTCTCAGTTGTGGTTGTTACACGGATTACGGTGCGTTGCTGATGGGTTGAGGATCGCGGACCGTGGCTTATTCTAGCCTACTGCGCGTTACTGTAGGCTTTATTTTTGGGTGTCAATCCGCATAATTGACACTAGGGTATACCCTATGTTTTGGGCTGTTTTGGGGGTTGTTATGTGCATTTGGGCATATAGAACGGGTTTGTTAGACATTTTGGGGGTGCTATATAGAGTTTTTTCCAAGAAAAAGAGTTTTTATTTTTTATTTTTTAAAATTAGACGTAATGGACGTAATGGTGTAATTAGTGAATGAAATCAATAGGTTATGAGAACACAGTACATTACGGTGATACAAATGGTGTAATTTACTGGGGTGTCCCTACGGTTCGGAAAAAAAAATTCAGAAATTATTTTTTAGTGAAAAAAGTTCTATATGGGGCTGGAAATTGGAGAGTTGACCATTTGGCCTACACCCTGTATACTAGGGTTTCTACTGCTTTTCGAGGCGTTACCAAAATGGAAGAACTGGCGATCAAAATTGACACTGGAGTGCCCCTGCCCCGTAGGAAGTCCACGTACCCGTTTCGGGACATGGACGTGGGGGACAGCATCCTTTTTGTCCTAGAGGCCCGTGGAGCCTCTGCTAGGGTGGCTGCTGCCCACTTCTGCCGCCTGCATGCACCCAAGTGGGCGTTCTCCCTGCGGAAGGTGGAGAACGGCTGGCGCTTGTGGAGGACTGCATGACCAAACGGGACGTATGGAACGTGCCGCCTGTCATCCCTGACAAGGCCAAGCAGCGCATGGCGGGGGAAGTGATCCCGCTGCGCAAACAACGCAGGGTCTTGAATGAGAAGGAATGGAAGTTTGTGCAGGAGTACGTCTCCGGCGATGGACGTGTGACCCTGAAGGAAGCCGCGATCCGCGCAGGGTACAGGGAGACCTCTGCATCGGTCATGGCGTGGAAGCTGACCAACCCCAAGATGTACCCCCACGTGGTGGCTGCAATTCAGGCCTACAGGGCAGAACTGTCCTCGAAGTACAACACCAGCTATGAGCGGCACATGCGGGATTTGCAGATCATCCGCGACAAGGCTTTGGACGCTGGTGCTTTTTCTGCTGCGGTGGCGGCGGAGTACCGGCGCGGTCAGGCTTTGGGCACGATTTACGTGGAGCGCAAGGAAATTCGGCATGGCACGATTGACAGCATGAGCAAGGAAGAAGTGCAGCATCAACTGGAGGAATTGAAGCGCCTGTACGGCGGGCCTCCTCCAACTGCCTTGATCGATGCGACCACGGGGGAAGTTTTAGACAGTCTGGCGAAACAGGCCGACCCCGTGTTCGATGCAGGGGTGGCGCAGCCGCCCTTGGACATCTTCGAGATCGACCATGCCGACAACACCGGAGAGTAGATTTTCTCAGCGTGTCCGGACAAGCCTGCCGGATTGCTTTATCGAGCGCCTTGAAAACCGCGTGAACCTAGGTGTGCCGGATATGCTGATCGGCATTGATGATCGGTTCGTGCTGGTGGAACTGAAGGTTGTTGCCCGTGGTTTGAAGGTGGCGCTGCGGCCCCATCAGGTGGCCTTTTTGGTTCGGCATTCCACAGCAGGCAGGCCCTGCTTTGTGCTGGTCAAGTGGGAAGGCACTGCCACGCGCCCCGATACCATCCGGCTGTACAGGGGCGAGGATGCCATTGCCTTGTCCGGTACAGGGCTGCGGCATCCTCCTTTGTTTGAGTGGACATCTCGCGCCATGGATTGGCAGCACCTACGGCACTTGCTATCGGGCGCTGATTTGCAGTAGAAAAAATCAATGAGCGGGCCATGAAATCGGCCCTACAATGAGGCTGTGTCGCAATGGTGCGGCGCTACAGAAAGGATAGAGAGATGAAGACCGAAAAAGAAATCAAGGCATTTGTGGCTGCATATGCAAACTGCATGGCCTATGTGAACAGCCCTACAGTCGAGACCATTGCGCTCATGCTGTCGGCAAACTACGACGAAGGCGTGATCATTGATCGTTTTGATGATGCTCGTTCCGTCATTGATGCTTATTGTTTGTGGGAGCAGGCACGCCCTCATGCGGGTTGTCAGGTGGAAATGTATCGACCAAGCCAATATCCAAACTGGGAGCATGCTGCCGCATGCGGTGGGGTATATAAAACCAGCGTCCATACTACGGACAATGCATTTATTGCAGACATAGTGAACGCGATAACTACGGCGGCGGATATGTGCGAAGGCGGCGAAGAAGTCGTTACCCGTATTTGCAAAACCACGAAGGAATAAAACCATGTTCAACGTATACAACCACAATCACACCCTTTTGGGATCGTTTGAAACCCAGCAGGCCGCGCAAGCCGAAGCCGCTTTTTATACGGAGCAAACAGGCAATCTCGCGGCAGTGCATGCCCCGCCAAACCCTACGCAATATGTCCGGCATCACCCCAAGCCACGACAGCGCCTAAAGTTTGTCGTTTGCTATCCCAGCACCAAAACCGCAGTCGCTGCGTTCGATACTTTGAAGGCTGCGCGACACTATGCGGAAAATATGGTTATCGAGGGTTTCCCGTGGGACTTTCCGGCCCGCAGCGCGATCCCTATCATTAGTCGCGAGACGATAGAAAAATACAAACAGCGAACAGCGCCAGTTGCCGCATAATGGGGCCATGCCGGAATAGTCCGACACAACAGAAAGGATAGATACCATGCTAAAGACAGTCGAAACCAGCAGCAACAGCAAGACCGGCCCAATTGCCGTTACATATCGCGCAGGCGAGCATGAGACCTACGGGACGTGCCCTAAAACGTGCAAGCTTCACCCTAAGAGCGAGACCGGCACGGATAACATCGATTCGGAATACCTACAGGCCGTTTACGACAGCGTGCCCCGTGATGGCTTGGCTTGGGCCTACAGCCATTTTCCGGCGGCTGCACTGCCAAAACCCGCAGCAAATAAAACCCTGATAAATGCCAGTTGCGATACCGTGGCGGATGCGGTGGCTTCGGTGAAAGCCGGACAGCCTGCCGTATATGCGGCCCCGTACGATTCGGCGGATCAATGGCCTAAGATTGTCGAAGGCGTGCGCTTCTATCGTTGCCCTGCGGAAATGTCCGATTCGTTTACATGCATGGACTGCGGCAGCGGCACGCCGTTATGCGCTCGCAATAGATCGGACGTTATTGTGTTCGTTGGGCATGGAACCGGAAAAAAGCGGGTAGGTACTGATGCGGAGGGCGGCTGCTATGCGGCATCCGGCCCGACTGCGATACAGTGGCACGCAACAAAAAAGAAAGGCGCACCGAATGATGCGCAAGCGCTGCGGGACTTTTCCCGCAAGCTTCGGCGGGGCTCGCTACTGCGTCACCATATCGCAGGGGATATCGGGAGGGCTGCCGCATGATCATGGCACTGGTGGCCCTTGGAATACTGATAGCCATAGGCTGGCTATTAGACAAATTCGATTAAAAAATACAATGACCGGAAACCATAAAAACAGGAAATAACCCGATAGAATTACCGCACCGGAACCGATGGAACCGGATCAACCCTCAGAAAGGATATCGAAAAATGGCACATATGATAGACACTACAACCGGCACAGCCGCAATGGCATTTGTTGGTAAAACCCCATGGCATGGCTTGGGGCAGGCGCTTACCGCAGGCGCAACTATTGAAACGTGGACACAACAGGCGGGGCTCGCATATACCGTACTGGAAAGCCCCGTATTGTTTAACACCCCCGCAGCCACTGAACCGCAATCATGGGCGGAGCGAAAAGTACTGCACCGCAGCGATACCGGCGCTCCCCTCGCCGTGGTATCAAAAGGGTATAACGTAGTGCAGCCCGCCGAAATAATGGGGTTCTTTAGTGAACTGGTGAAGCTTGGCGGATTTCAACTTGAGACAGCCGGAGCCCTTAGCTATGGGCGGAGAGTGTGGGCGCTTGCATCCGTAGGCGAAGCCGCTCCCGTTATCGATGGCGACTTAGTCAAGCCTTATTTATTGCTTGGGACTAGTTATGATGGAACCATGGCAACAGTCGCGAAATTTACAGCAATCCGCGTGGTATGCAATAACACCATCACCGCAGCCGTGGGCGGATACTCTAACGGGCAGGCCGTAGCAGGCGAAGCCGAAACCGATAAGGGATATTTGAAGAGCGCTATTCGGGTTTTGCATAGCGAACGATTCGATGCCGATGCGGTACGTTTGCAACTGGGCATTGTGGCGAATCAGTTCGAGCGCTTTCTAGTGCAGTCGCGACAATTGGCAGGCGTGCCCATGAGCGCTGCCGATGCTGATGCGTTTGTGGCGGAATTACTGAAGCCGTACCATCAGGGCCGCTCGCTGGTAACTGACAGTCGCGCCTATAAACGGGTTTTGCAATTATTCAATGGCTCCGCCATTGGCTCCGATATTGGCGGGGTGATGGGCACTCGCTGGGGTATGTTGAATGCAGTGACCGAATTAGTTGACCATGAGCGAGGCCGCTCCGACAATACCCGCCTCGAATCGGCTTGGTTCGGAACCGGCAGCGCCTTAAAGAATAGGGCGCTCGAGTTGCTGGCGGCTTAACCTAGAGCGCTGCGGGCCGGTTTTCCCAATGGTAGGCACGGGAAAACCGGCATTTTCTCCGGTTCGTTTTGATATCGGAAACCAGCCCTCGCGCCTCGCACCGATAGTATGCTGGAGATATTCGCGGTGCGCGGCTCGAGATACTCGCGCCGGTTTTCCCTATCGGCGCGGCTGCGCCGATAGATATTATTATTACCGGCACGGGAATATTCCCGTGCTATAATCGCTGCACTGCACCAGCCGGTGCAGCAACCTAGAAAGGATAGATAAAATGGCTAAGCTTAATAAGTACGCAAACAACCTGTTCGTGACCCATGGCACTATGGACGCGGCGCTCGAGTATGCAACCACTGTCGCGAATGCCTGCGAAACCCCGTCCGCAGTCATGACCGCAATTCAGGCAGTATTGAATACTGCCATCAGCATGCACATCGGAGAAATGTCCGCAGTCAACCGGCCATTAATCGAACTGATTGATGCACGGGTGGCCGCAGCCGTGGCCGATCTTCAATCGGACATTGAAGATAAAATCAGCGAGGCAGTCGCCGACTTCGGTATTGACGGAAAGATTAGCGAGGCGCTCGAAGATATGGACATTGACGATAAGATCCAAGGATGGTACGACAGCAACTTCGACATAGAATCAGCGCTGAGCGGCACAAGTATCTCTATTACGTTCGATTAATAATGGTATAATCACCACGTGCCGCTAACCGGCGGCACGTAACCCTAGAAAGGATAGCATCATGAAAACAGTTAAAGTATTGAACCTCAGCGGTAACCGGTACGTGTTACCCGATGGTATGGCACTAAAAGACATTCAGGCACTGGTAGGTTTCCTAGCAGTACTGCAATCAGTCGGCGCAGAGTATGACTACGGAACCAGCGAATACCTGAGTTACCCCATGGGCGGGACTACCGTCCAGCTTGAAGATATGCAACTGGGCGAGCGCAGCGCGACACTCGCCCACTGCAAACAAACATATGCAGATTACAAAGCAAAGAAAGCAAAGGCCGAAGCCGAGGCGTAGTCAATAGGGGGTAACCCCTATTACCTATCGGGGCGCGAGCCCCGATAGGCTGCGGCAATAGGCTATGGGCGCTGCCGCGCCCATAGGCATGCGCTATACGCTATGGGGCGTACGCGCCCCATAGGCTGCGGCTATGGCCTTTGTGGCCCTCCTTGCCCGTAGGGCCCTCGCATGGCGAGGGGGAGGGCCACAAAGGGTCCGTCATCGTCAGGCCTCGACTTCCCCTCTGTTTTACACCAACAAAACGCTATTCTGGAGTTACAGAAAACCACCCCCTTTGTTTTCAAAAGGCTTGCCCGGGGGTATACTAAAAAAATTCAGAACGTAATGAGTCTGCCCATGACAC